TGCTGATATTCTTGGCCATTTTCAATACGTATGTCGCATCTACAGGAACTCAGTTTATACTTCTTAAGCTATTTAACATCAAATTGGCTTTATGGAAATCTTGGCTTCTTATGACGTCCGTTGGAATTGTGTTTGGGAGCACTAATATGCATGCATCTAAAGAGATGAGTGGCATAGAGGTGGTATCTGTCCACGTAGGTCATGCTCTAGCACTGTGTTTAGTGGTATTTTTGATATTACCTTGGATTCTTAACTAGGAGAGAAATATGAAAAAGTATGTACACCATGTCGTGTTCGTTGATGAATCATCTGCTGACTACACTAGTGCGACAGCAGACCCACTTAGAGACGTAGATCAAGGACTCTGTAAATTTATCTCGTTTGATACTGAAGAATATGGAACTGTAAGAATAAATCCAGATCAGGTTTGTATGATCGCGACTAGTGAGGTAGTTGATGAGGTCTCCTAGTTCAACTGAATTGTTTGCAATGTTTCATGACGTGTGCGCTCATTTTGGAGAAACTCCTACGCCTGATAAAATGAATAACACTGGATTATTGCTAAACTTAGCTATTAGGTTGGACAAAAACCTCTATGTAAGTTATTCTCCAAAAAGTAAGAAGTGGAGATGTAGGATCTGGGAATTCAATAAAATACCAGCAAATGAAAAGCCAAACACTTATCACGGAGGATTTGATGTCGGATATAGACAAGGTCTAATCAGTTCTAGAGAAGACATGATTGACGACGCAGAAGAGATTATTAATATTTTAAAATGTAGTGTCAACAAGGATAATCAATGATCGTAATTGGATATTTGATTATTAGTATTCTGTATTTTAACGCGGCTTTTAGTGTTATGAACAATCCTAGCTACAGAAGATCTAAATTTAATGATACTTTATACGAAAAACCAATAGCTATTGGTTTAAGTATTATTTGGCCTGCTCATCTGTGCTTATCAATATTAAGGAGGCTTATATGTTAGAAATTTTTACAGCATTTGTACTATTCAGCTGAGGTCCGATTTTTGCAAAGCTTTGAATCACTATTAAAAAGAGCTAAAAATAAAAAGCCCTCCGATTAAGGAGGGCTGATATGCTTCTTTAGATGGGCATCTTAGGCCGTAGCCAGTAAATTATAATCCTCTACCGATACGTCCACGGAAGTTCCACGTACCTTGATACACGCCTCTGGCATCAACACTACCAGATCCGCCTTCCCATTTGACACCGGACATAGTGTATTCCACACGGTCGTCAATTGAGTTGTAAAGCTCAAAAGTAAGCTCACCTTGAGTTAAGATCTCTCTTAGGTTATTAGGACTAAGTCCAAGCTGTTGTGCAGAGTTACCATCAATCTTAAATAAATTAGCGGTAAAACTAACAACATGGCCAGTCTCAGCGTGCTCCGCAACTTCAAGTTGATCTAGAACATCAATTGGAGTCAGCGTGTTTTCTTCATTAATGTTAACGGATCCAACGAAAGCAACTTTAATTCCGTTCAATTTAAGGGCGGCTTTCGACCCGGTTAATACCTTAGACATAATTATTCTCCTTCAAGATTATTGATAAATTTCTGAACGTCTTCGAAAATATTAGTGCTAATCATCAAAGATTGCTTAGCGCTATATGGTATGACTACTTCTTCTTGATTCTGGTCATGGAAAATAAACTCTTGAAGATTATGATCCAGACTCTTTAAAACTAATTCGGTCCCTGGGTTAATTACTTTTTGGACATCAACAAAGTAAGAGCCTCTAGGACTATCTTTATCATCAACCCAGCCGCCTTCTTGATCTGACCAAATCTGATCGTAATCGGTCTTCATTTCACTAGTCAAAAAAGCAATATGGCTTTTGACAATTAGGCTGGTTTTCTCAAGTAGTCTTGTTTTTAATAGTGCTTCCATAGCTGGTTGGGCTTTCGCTAAAAGGTCTTTAGCTTGAACTTCTCTTTCATGACGCTCTCTGGCTTTTGCCAGCATGTCACGGCCTGAGGCATGAGACCCTCCAAGTTTCCTTTTTGGGCCTTTAAAAGTTTGATTCCAATCAACTACTTTAGTCATTCACGATCCTTACGCAGCTTGCGAGATGTCTCCAAGAGTAAACGTGATAAAAATGAAATCAAGGCCTTGAACAGGCTTAACCTCAACTTGTACTCTTGCAGTGTTTCCTTCCACTTCAACTACGAAGGTTTCTTCAACAAACCCTTGTGGCGCATCAGCAGAAGCTGTCGTAATATTTACATCTGGTTGATTTAGTTCAATCAGACGGTTTCTGATAACGTTCTTAATAGAATCAGCTGCACCATTTGACACTTTCTGACCAATGAAAACCTCTTCAGCCACGCCTCTAATGTCTTTAGCGATGAACTGAGATGCTTCTACAACAGATCCTCGGTTGAAGACAAATGAACCATCCACACCATAAGTTGTATTATCAACTACGACTCTGTTAATTGTACCAGATTTTTCGGTGAAAGTAACACCTGAATCAATAGCTTGGTTTCTATCAAGATCACTATTAAAGTCGCCTTGTGAGATGCCTGTTGCAGCGTCGACAAAGTGGCCTACCGCGTTGGCCGCAATTCTTTTAAATGTCATTGGCTCGCCTACAGAAGTACCAAGTCTAATACCTGCAAATTGTGCAGCCTGAACATGAGGACGTTGCCACTCAAGTGATCCAAAAGCATTAACAACTTGCACGTCTTGGATTGCAAGTTGTACGAGTTCTGATCCTAATTGCTTAGCAGCGGTAAAGGCATCAGCTTTAGCTTGCTTTCTAACACCGGCCATACCTTGAGCTTCTTTTCTATTCTCGACGTCTTCTCTTACTCTTAAGTGAGCGTCAAGAGCAGCTGCGACAGAAGCAATATCATACGTTGATCCTGTGTCAGTAAGATCTTCAGCAATATCTTCACTAGCATCAGAAGAAATAGCAGGAAGTGCTACGTTATAGTCTTCAGCTAAACTTTGAGCAAGACCATTACTGAAGTCAGAGTTAGTAGAAGCTCCTTTAGCACCACCAGTTAAAAACTTACCAGTAATTTCTTCAGGAACACCCTCAGACACAGTGGATCCAAGGCTAACTACAATTCTTTGAGACTCTCCAAAAAGAGCCAAGATCTCCGCTTGAAGTCTGTAAAATGAAGAAGCTGCTGTTTTAACGTCAATTCCAGAAACAGCATCAAGCTCATTTCCAGATCTTGCAGCAGAACTATTAGTAGCTAGTGTAGCAGAATAGCCAGCCACACCAGAGATGAAGTCGGCTAGACCTTTAAGAGAGTATTCTCTAAGATTGATCGACAGATCAGCACTGCCATCAGTTTGATCGCCTGCAAGAGTGATGGCTAATACTTTATTGTTTTGAGCTGTACCAGTGATAGCTGCAACTGCGGTACTGGCATCGCCGGTATATTGAATAGTCACTGCGACGTCTGCTGCGTTTTCTCCAAGCTCTTCATCACGTTCACCCAGCTTAGAAACTTTAATAGATTTTTGTCTTGCAGAACTACCTGATCCGATCGTAATAGAGACGTCATTTCCTTCAGCTCCATACGCAGCGTCTTTAATATCATAAAGATCAGCCGTATCAGATTCATTTCTTACTGCAAGAGCAGCTTGAACTGATGCATTTGTTTTCCATACTAAAATACGACCCGCTCCAGAGATACCTGGGGTTCTACTTGGCTTAACAGCGGCGTTAGCGCAATCAACTAAAGGGCCTGATCCATACTTAGCAATAAGTACATTAAGTTGCGAAGCGGAATAAGCTTGGATTCCTTCGTCTTTTCCAGGAGCTCCTTTTTCTGATTCGCCAATAATAAAGATGGTGTCGTTTGATTGAATATCCGACCCACCTGAGTTGTCTACTCGGCTTTCTGAGTAGGCACCTGGTTTTCTAATGTTTCTACCAGCAAATGATTTTACAATAGCCATAATCTTGTCCTCTTAATAAAGTTTTAACATCTCGTCGTATCTAGATTTGGTTTCTTTCTCTGATAATCCTCTGTTCTTGAAAAACACCAAGATTTCTTTATCTTGCCACCACTGAACCTTCTGGTCTTTAATCGCTGTTGTGAACCAAAATCCGTAACTGATTTGATTCTCCACTTTAACTTGCTCTTTCTTATTGGTTCTGGCCTTTCTTGGCTTCTTCTCAGTGTTTTCCATGACTTAATTATACATATTGACTAACATTTTAAGGTAGTTGAGACTGTTACAGAGCTGTTCTCTCTATCAAGATCCTCAGCTGTGGCCTCGTCTCCAGGGACAGCTATTTGAACCTGTAGATCATCAAATAGCTCAACATCTGCACCATTCCAGTTGTCCTCGGTTTTGCCGGTGATAGTCATGAATCTAGTGTAGACCATGTCACCTTTAATCTCAAGGTTTCTAGTAAAATCAGATCCAGTAAAAGAACTAGCTATAAAACACCTCTTGATCAGATCTGGCTTTCTACTAAGTATAAAATATTTCAACAAAACATATAGATATTTAGTCAGCAACGCGTCCTTACTGTGGCATCCAATTAAGATAGACACATCAGAGTGTATTCCATTGATCTCTTTTCTAGTAAAGTCTAATTGACTAACCACATTCATAGGTTTTGAGATATCTATAGTCTGGTTCTTTTCGATAAACACTGCTCTTTCTGTCATATTATTAATGACAGGTCCTATAATGACCCATTCGCCGTCTGCATTAACTAACTTTTTGTTCTTAGTAACGTCACTTAGATCAACAGCTAGGTCAAAGTTTAGTTTTCCAGAATTAGGTTCGTAACTAAGAACATCTCCATTAGCCACTAAAATAGTGTCTATTTGCTCCTGTGATCCGTCTTCAAAAGGAGTATCTTCTTGCCCCATAAAGTCAGACAACACAGCTTCTCTTTTAGCATCAGCATCATTTCCTAGCTGGATTGAAAAGGAGGGTACTTTGGCATCAACTTCACCAAACGAGTGGACTACTCTGACTTGTTTGTTAACTATAAAATCCTTTAATCGATCAAGTTCTTCTTGACCATACTTTCTGATATTATAGTTTTCAAGAAATGATGCAAACACATCATCAATGAGGTCAGGATTTTTATTAATATTTGCCAGGCCATCGCGTATAACGCTCTCTACGACCAAGTCAACTAGTACAAAAGCCATTACTTGTCTCCTTTATTTAGCTCTTCCCAATGGACCTTGGCATGGCAGGATTTACATAAGCTTATTAAATTATTAGAATCATTATTATATTTATCTTGATCAACGTGGTGAACGTCTAATTTTTTAGATAGCTTACCGCTAAAATTTTTATTGCATTTTTGGCAATTAAATCCGTCTCTTATTTTAACGTTTCTCCTCAATTCTGAAGTCCAATCATTTCCATAATTTTCAACTTTTCCGTTAATGCGTTTTCCGTGTCGATAGCTTGGATTATTATTTTCTTTGTTAAATTTAGTATTTTGATTTTGCCATTTTATTTGGCACGAAGCTCCACAAAATGACTTGGGAGACGTTTCTAAACTTCTTTTAGTTTTAGGTTTAGTCGGTTTTCCGCAATGGAAACAAACGCATAAGCACTTTATTTGTCTATTGGAAGGTGCTACGCCGATTCTGGGGGATTTTTTAAAATTATTAGGATGATCTTTAGCCGCGCATTTTCTGCATTTATGTCTCGTTAACTTATTAGCATAATTATACGCTTGTCGATTACGAGCTCCACAATAGTCGCATTCTACTAATACTGAGTAGTAATAGTTTTTACCTGACTTAGTAAATGTTTTCTCTTTAGTACTGTTTACAATCACATAGAAATTGTAACATTCCAGCCTAATTATGGAATTAGTCTATTAACTATATTCTCCAATTCAGATTGTATTTCTGCCTCTATTTTGTCGAATATACGGAATCCAGAAAACCCGGGATGTTTCCAACCAGTTGAATTTTCAGAGATTATACGATACGTCATATAAACGCTCGAGACCGCGCCCTTATCGCTGACGAACTGATACTTAGTAACACCAGCCAGATTTGGATTAACACCTTCAGGTAGGTTCTTGGCGCCCACAGACGCGACCTTGCCCGCTATAGGCTTTCCAAAATCGTCTTTAAATGTTTTAGTTAGTTTTTGCTGCTGGCCTTGCAAATTCAATGCGTTAAGCTTCTTAATGTCGGCCGCCATGTCTCCAGTTCCTGCAGCGTACGGCTTGTGGTCCATAGGAACAGCAGCATATTTACCATTTTGGCCTTCTCTGACCCAGTTTTGACCAGCTCTAGATCCTACCTGGACTTTTTTAGTTGACTTGAGAAGAACCTCTTTCATGTCATAAGCAGGAAAACCGTCTTCTAATTGGTTTGCCCAGTCGCCTTCAAGAGATATCATATAAGTATCTGGCCCAATTTCGTCGAACTGAAGACCTTTAAGAAAGTCTTGGCGATGTTTTGGGTCCATTTTGGTGTTCTGAATTTGACTGATCATAGAAGCATAACCAGCTTGCGCCAAATTCTTGACGGCAGCTGACATTTCAGCTTCTATATTTGCTCCTAGATTTTCTAGGGATTTCCCTAGCTTCTCTGCTGTGATTGATATACTTAAGTCAGCCATGACCTAATTGTACTAATTATAGATCTACTGTGGCTACCACTTTTCCTTTAAACTTAATATCCATAGATCCTACATGGTTTATCTCGTCATCGCAAAACCACTTCTTAGTGCCGTCGCTGAAATGAACTAAAAGATCAGCGTCTTTCCACTCCATAGTATCTAGGTCTATGTCAACTAATATTCCACACTTTTTAGTCTTTTTACATCTAACTTCCTGGCCCTTTTTAAAGCTCGGTGTTTTGACGTTATAAGTTAACTTAGACATTTGACGTCTCTTCTAGTTCGGTCTCTAACTTACCATCAAAATACCTAGAATCTTTAGATAGCCAATTACTGATTAGTCCCGAGACGTATTTCTTTAATTCTCTATCATCGTATTTACGTTTACATCTGACTTTTTCGTCTCTGATCATCTGAAAAAGAGTGGCTCTGGCTTGAGCTCTGTCTTTCTTAGAAATGGTAGACTTATCTAGCGCTTTAAGAGAAAACTCAGATTGATTGTCTGGGTTGATTCCCTTAGCTAGGCACAACGCTCTAAACGTGGCATTTTTTTGACTAAGCTTACGCGGCTTGTCTTGTTCCTGCGTCGCTTGTTCCATAGCAACCTCCTTCAATTATTTTGTTTTTGTCAAACATCATATAACCAAAACCTTCGTGCTCCATGATTTCCATCATCAGATTAGGTTCTTTTACTCCTAACAATTTAAGAGTTTTGACTAGAACCGATCTTGGTCTGTTTGATAGTTTTGTAAAGCCATCAATAAAGAGAGAAAAATTTTGTCCGTTACGTACCACTTTCATTTTTAATCCTCTGTTATAATTCTTTTTGTTTTAAAAGGTATAGCTGTCATTTTTACTTCAACTACTCCAGGCGAACTAGTCATCGTATCTTCTATTGACTTACACGCCAAGTCTACTATTTTTTGAAGATCCTTAATAGCGTTAATAGGCCCTTCGACGTGGGCTTTCCCATCTTGTAGAAAATCTAAAAAACCTTCGTCATTGCACGTTACTGTGAATGTTAATTCGTGTAGGTCTTCAGTTTTAGGCTCTTTGTCACTATTGTACAGAGCTTGGTTTAGTTCTTTATTATCTGACATAAATCCTCCAATAATGACTATATTATACCGACTATTTTAGTTTGTACAACTATTTAATGCCTCATTTAAAATATCCAAAGGATGTTTAAACGTTTTCGTCAAAGGATTGTACACGTCTATCAAAACTTTAGACAGTTGAGACTTATTAAAGGCGTCTATGAATAGTTGC